CTGCTTTCATGCTTTACTCCTTGCTTTCTTGATAACTGACATTGAATAATGTTCTTTCTTCTTCTTTTTCTTCTTTTTCTTTTCAAATGCAGACCAATGAGAAACCTTACCAGTTTTAGGATTTATAAACTTTGATTTTCTTGGCATATTATCCCTTCTCTACCAGCTTAACTTCACTCTTAGTCTTTTTGCCATCTTTGCCTTCTTCAATCGTTTCGCTTCTAGTAGTCTCTCTTGTGCCTTTTTGTTGTTCTTCTTGCTGTTCTGCCTGCCCCTTAGCCTTGTCATAGTCTATAAGCACTTGCAGCATCATCTCTTTCATTTCGTCCTTTTTCTCTGGTGTCATCTCGTCATTATCAGGCTGGATATTCTCCAACGCCTCCATTAAGTCAGCTGTAGGTCCGAACTTAAATATCTCTACAAGTCTTTGAACTATAATTTTAACTGCATCTGGTGTCAAGAGTCCTGTTTTAGCCATCTCCAAGAAGAATTGGGATATCTCCATCATTCGTCCCTTCTTGCCTTCTTCGGTATAACCAAGACCTTGCTCAACTTCAATTTTAACTTTGTAATCCTTTTTAATAGGAATTATATTCTGGTCAACTTGTTCCTGCAATTCATCCCTTCTAACATCAATGCCCTTCTGTCCCATGATCTGAAAGTAGTTGGGTTCGCCCTTATCAAGTAGTTCAACATCCTGTGGTTTAACAAAGTGTCTGTCGGCAATCCAAAGCATTTTCTCAGTAATATTTCTCACTGTCTTTTTCAACATCTTAATAGGAATAAAGAGGTTGGCGAATTCTGAAGCCTTCAATGACTCAATCGCTCCCCATGCTTTTACTCCTTTTGGTACTTTTCCAAGTGCCGAAGTGGTTACTCCCTGTTCTTCGATAAATGATTCTAATAAGCCGATAAAGTTAAATACATGGGCAGGAATTGTGGCAAGATTCATTTGTTGTGGTGGCATACCGTCATACTCTGCAACCAGTCCACCTGATACATTGTTAATCTTAAAGTTTTCTCCCCTTCTCTTTAGCCAAACTCCTACATTCATTGTATGGATAAACTTCTCCATTCTTGACATAATACTGTCTAAAGACTTGTTGGCGGGTATAAACCTCTCTATCTGGGCTGTGCCGTAAATCTTGCCTGGTTCAAGTCTTAAGTCAACAAATGGATATCCTGGCAAGTTCACATACTGATCCCTTAACCAAACACCACCGGCACTAAAGATTTGTCTGATAACCATGTCTCCTTTTTTCTTTTCAGCTAGAATGTCCTTACCTTGCTCGCTTTTTCTAATTTGGGGTATATTCTCATCATTGAGATATTCTTTGATAAAGAATTCTTTTAATAGGAGAGTTGCCGAAGCGTCTGATGGGTTGCCCTGCCTGCCGAACTTAGAAGCCAAGTAAGCCTCTTTTACTTCGTCAGAAGCGTATCTGTTGTCTGGACTAATCTTTAATAATTGGTCTTTGTCAAAGTGTTCGTTTGCTTTTATCTCTTTAACTGTTTTAGGAATGATCTTGCCGATAAATGGACAGTCTTCAATGTCTGTATAATTTCCCAGTAAGTAAATGTCAAAAGCGTCATACACTTGAGTCTTGATTCTTTCCTCTACTGGATCAGGCCATATCTGCATAAAAGAGATATAGTGCTTCATGGTTAAAAGCATCATAAACGCCAGCTTAATGTCTAATTCTTGGACTCTTTCCCAGTCCTCTTTAATCCAATGGCCTACCTTTTGGGCAATTAGTTTTGATCTTTGCATTGCCTCTTTGTATTCCTCTGGATTTGGATAGTTGACATGACTTACTTTTTCAGGATAGATGGTCGGTACAAAGTCACTAGATAACATTAAATTAGCCATTCCTCTTATTTGACGTGACGCTTTTGGAATAGCCCGCTTAGGAGAATAGATACTAGCTTTAGTGGATAAGTCGGTAATTCTTCCTGTAGTTCTGGAGATAAATCTAAAGTGGTGGCCGTCATCAAAGAAGTTATTATCATACCAATGACGACTATAATTCTTTCGTTGATCTTCAGCCATTCTCTGCATGGCATCAATCTGCTGTCCCATGTTTTTAGTAGGAATACTGCTAGTGTCCCTTTCTGGTAGTCTGTCAGCCATTTTTCCTCCTCTTCTTTCTTGCTTTAGCTAAATCCTTAACTGCCTTCTTAACTAATTTCTTCCACGCTGGCCCCCCAACCTTTTTATTCAAAAGTCCTGGTTCGTATGTTACTAATCCTGCTCTAAATTTCATTATTTCCTTCCTACTGGGCCTTTTCCTCTTCCTGTTCCCATTCCTCTTCCTTGACCCTTGCTTCTAATTTTCTGTCCCCACATTCCAGCCTTATAACCTGCCGATGTTCCTGCTTTTGCTTTTCTTTTTGCCATGATTCACCTCACAATCTTTTTTAATGCTTCTTTTGCTTTCTCCATTTTACCCTCACGACCTAATTCCTTTTTAATTGCTTTTGTAAAATCCTCATCACTTGCCTGCTCCACTGGTTGGAATTCAGGTGGAAGCTCCTCTTGAGGCTCTACCTTCTCTCTATGTTCTTCTTGTTTAAACTCTTTGAAGCTTTTAGCCATGACCGCATCAACTAACCTTTTACGCTCCTTGCGGTTAAGGTGTTCTTGTAAGACTATAAATACTAATAGTGCGATTATTACTATTTCAAGCATGTTATATCAATTCTATTACAACTATCTTCGTGCCACTTCCAATCTTCAATTCGTTCACGCCAATTACCATAATACGCTTTTAACCAACCCTCTACATCTTGCGGTATCTTCCACTCTTTACCAAGATATTTAATCTTGCCCATGTTTTCAATGTGATGTCTAGGCCAAATTAATCCTGTTTTAGATATCTGATTCATGTAAACCCTATCTTTAAACTTATACATCGGAAACAAGTCTACCCTTATCTCATTAAAGTTAAAGCTAAGCTGTCCGTGTTCGCTTACCGTTCTTGATTCTGTTCTATAATTTGAATGTGTTTTAATCTTTTCCTTTATCTCTGGTGTAATGTCTTTTGCCATGCAGGCAAAATCTAAGTCATCATCAGGAAACAACTCGCCTTCTCTTATCAATCCCAACAATGCACCACCGAAAAGAAAATAAGGTATGCCAATCTTGTCTAATGCTTCACCGGCCTGTAAAAGTGCTTTATCTAATTGTTCTTTTGACCATGTCATGTTTATAATAAGTTTTTTGTCTTTTATATCAAGCGACTTTATTGTATCACCGCCAACATATTTATTAATATCAATCTTCATCTAAGAAAATGTCTCGCTTTCCAATATTCATCCACAGGATTTGGTATACGATACTGTGTTACCTTATACCAAATAATGTTTGGGTTTTCCACAACTTTGAATTTCTTGTGGATAACTAATACCTCTACTGGTACATCATCAACCCTAAATTTAATCTTTGTTAACTTATTGTCTTTATCGTGAATCTGTGTAATATCAACCACCATCTTCAACATTCCCAGTGTGTCGCTTGTTAAATGTTGCTTTCTAATTCCAATTTCAATTTTCTCACCATCAACTTGTTCTTTGTCCATGACGCTTCTAAGCGTCTGTCCTAATAGTATGAATGGTATAGTTGAACGCTCCATATACTCTTCAGCAGTCATTAAAGCCTTGTCTAACTGCTCTGGCGTCCATTTAATATTCGAGCCACTCTTTTTCTTCGTCTTCATTTTCTTCCTCCTCCCATCTACGGACTAAATGTTTATAATGTCTTGCTATATTACTCTTCTTTACTTTCTTAGGTCTAACTGGTTTAGCAGGTCTTGACATAAAAAAGTACCTATCTCGGTCGTACGCATGATCCTCGGCTTTAGTATCAACATCCTCAACCTTCCTCAAGTCGTAGGGCAGACTCGGTATTGTCCTAATCGTGTCTAAACAACTTGAAAACACTTGATACCACGGTTTTCCGTCCGGTGCTATACTTAAAGCCTCTCGATACCTTGCCAATCCGTTTACTCTGTCATTATCCGCTGGAACCATTTTAACACCTTCGCCGATCATTAGCTCTGCTATAGAAGGCCCGCCTTCTGGCTTGTTCCACATTGACGGATCGGCTACACAATATCTATAATTATCATTACTCTTCTTGCTTACGTTAGTTATTACTCTTGCCATTCTTTTAGCAGTAAGCGGTGTGCCAAATGTTTTTAAAAACTTAATCCCGTCCATGTACAATTCACGGTAAAGAAATACCCTGCCGTCATAATTCTGAGCATACCAGCCCACTGCTGACGGGTTATTAACTCCCCAGTCTATGGCTATCCACTTAATCCATTCTACTGGTATTTTAAACGGCTTAACTACATGAGTCTGACTGTTCCATTCAGTAAATACTTGTCCGGCAACAATATCCCAGTTGCCGTCCCGCCATGCCCTTCTTAATTGTTCTGGCAAACCATCGAGAAATTTTAAGTATCCAGGATCGTTGATTACTAATGTCGGATTGTCAGTGACTTTGGCAGGTATAAATATTCTTGTCTTTTCTTTAATCGTATAAGGTCGGCCTGGTACTCCTAAGTCAACAAATCTTGACTTGACCCAGCCATGTCCTATGCCTCCTGGATTACTGGTCAGAAACACCTGCGGTTTAATATTTATTGTTGATCTGCATGAAGAAATAAGCTTAAGATACAATTCCTCATTTGGTATCTGTGTTAACTCCTCAACCAGCATTTTCTGATACTCGTGTCCTAAATACTTACCGTAAGCATTATCATCCTTCAAATGACCTGTCTTGAATATTGCCCCGCTTGGAAATGTAATTACTGCGGGCCTGTAAGCAAAAATAGCCCCAGTATCACGATACATTGTCCTGGCTCGGTCAATCCAGTCTGACAAATCATCAGCATTCTTTCTAATAATCAATGCCCTGTATTTTGGGTTTTCAATGTGCCTTAAAAGCCATGCCATTCCTGCATCTGTTTTCCCTCCACCCCTAGCACCTCCGTATAATATTTCAAACTCAGTCCTTTTTAGTACTTTGGTCTGCGGGCCTGGATGGGGTTGCCACAATATCTTCATTTAATTTTGGTAAAACTACAACTGCGACTGGTAATTTTGGATCACCTATTATTCTGTCAGTTTCAATCATGTCGTGATTTGCTTTGAGTAAGAATATCGCCATTGTTGAGTTGACTTCTTTGCCTCCGTATAGGCCATCATTCATTAATTGTTCCTTCTGATGTTCTTTTAGTCTTTTTATTGCGGCGGAAAACTTAGGGTATTTCTTGCCCCATTCAACAAGCGTATCTCCATTAATTCCAATATATCTTGAGAACTCACTAACAGTAGGTAACTTGGTCTGTTCACGACCAGCGGTTTTGAGATATACTTCTACCTCATCACAAAATTGTTCTTTATATTTAGTAGGTCTTGCCATGTTTATTTCCTCAAATCCAAGAGCGAGATTCTGCATACTCGCAAGGACAGCGTCTAGAACAGTAGTATGACCGTCCAACCTCTCATTTCCCTTTACATCAGGTGTTAAGAGTGCCTTAGCCCCTAGACGAGCTTATTCAGCCATCTCAGATTTCAATTAACAAAAAAACTACCACTCGTGCCTTCTGCCTTCACACGAAATGGTAGCCATATTATCTACTAATTTGACTATACTATTTTTTTTGTTCTTTGTCAACTATTACCAATTATACCGATACCCACTCCAATATCCACTATCATTCCAACTTGGCGTGTACCAACTAGAGCTATAATTGCGTCTTGGAGAATAATAAGAGTCATTATAAAGCGAACCACCGCTATAAGAATAATTATCGTATCTATAAGCATTTGGCCTAGAACGATAATGACCTGAAACATAACTTCCATTACTTCTCCAATATCCTGAAACCCAAACAAACAAAAATGTCATTAATAAAGTTAAAAAATATTTCTTCATTTTTCACCTCCTTTCTTTTTTTTGTTGTCAACTTTTGGTTTCATTTCTAAAATAAGCATAAAACTCTTTCCATCTCCAATTTCTCTCTCTGCTTCTTCACAAAAAACCTGAGCAACTTCATATTTCTTCATTACTTCATGTGCCATTTCTTCAGCCAACTTCTGTAATTTTTCTACAAGAATATTCTCAATGTTTTGAGCAACATAAGGACTAAGCACTTTCTCTATTGTTGTGTCAGATAAAGTAATTTTCTCTGCTTTTTTAAAAAAGTTAAATCTATTCACTTCCCACCTCCTTTCATAAAAACTTCTCTAAATATTTAATCGGTTCTTTCTCAAGTACCATTTGTTGAAGATGATAAACCCATATAGGCAACAATCTTGTTCCATCATCTTTATCCATCCAAAAAGCCTTGGCAACTTTAAAATCATCCTTCGTAAACAAACAAAGTGTATGTTCAGGATTTTGCTTTGCTTTTTCTAAAATAGTTTCTTTCTTCATATTTCTCCTTTCTTCCTCAATCCCACTAGCAAACTTTTCGGCCAAATTCCCTCAACCGCCCACACATCAGTTCTTAACAAGTCCTGAAACACCCAATTATGTATTTTGGGCAATGAACAACCTTTATAAGGAAAAGCGTCATGGATAAACAAATAGCCATCCTCAACTATCTTATCCACTACTGCCTCATATCCAGTCTTCATTGAAGCAATAAAATCCATGTCTAAGAAAGCTAAATTTATATATGGTATGTCCTTACATGAGTCCTTGTGTACTTCGCCTTTTACAAGAATAGCGTTATCTAATCCTTCCTCATCAAGTATCTTTCTTTGAAAATCATAAGCAAGCCTTTCAGTCCCTAATTTCTCATACCATAAGTCCATACAATCAACCGCAAAG